CAGCCGTTAGTGAAACAGTTAAAGCTTGACCAACTGGCACAGAAGTTGCGTTTCCAGAAGTCTTGAAGGTAGACATTGTAGTGTCTAAGTTTAATTGCCTATTGGCATATTCGTTATCAGTCTGTGGTACACGCAATTGTTGATTTAAATCTTCGAAATATTTTTCAAAGATTTCTAATTGCACCTGTGTTGCTGTTTTATTAAATTCATCAGGCGTTATATAACCCCTTTGTTCTTTATTTAAAATAGATAACACCGTTGTGTAAACAGTATTTACGTTTATTGCCATATTTTTTTTATTATAATAAAGAGGCAAAATTAATTGCCCCTATATTATTATTACAGGTTAGAATAATTTTTTCTCTATTGATTTGAAAACTTCTACACCTTCGTCTGTTTTAAACCACGCAGCCATAGCTGAGTAAGGGTTTTCATCAAACGGTATAGTCATTAACTTTCTTTTATTCGACCCCCAAAGAAAATGCCTTTGATCTTGAGATAATGTTATAATCCCAAGTTCTTGAGCTTTTATTGCTACATTACGTAATCCAACATTTTCATCATTAGCTAAAGTAATGAATAATTGTGGATTGTTACGAGCAAACAATAATAAATCTCTTTTAAGTTCTTTAGAACTCATTTCATTTACTTTAGTTCCGTTCTCTACACGCATTATTGCTTCAGCTTGATCTACATCCATTGATTGAGCTGCGTTTAAAGCTATAATTTGAGTTTCTAATTCTTCAACTTCATCTTCAGCTATTATTTCTGGTTTGTGTTCCATGTAAATTCTATCTCTAAGCGGATGATAAAGAGATAAAAGTTTTTGTAAATTTTGTTTTGCGACAGGAACTACTAGTTTTCCTTCCTCAAAAATTATATGACCTAGTGTGCATTCACCTTTTTGTTCGTCTACTAAAGGAGAATCTTGATTAGTTGCATATTTTAACTCACGTTGAATCCCACTTACTTTATCGAAAAATAATAAAGGGTGTTTTCTTGTGTGTCTGCTAGGTATAGTTAGTGTTAAAGGAGTATAGTTATTTTTTAGTAAATAAACTCTTGCCTTCATCTCCCAATTACTTTTAGGGGTTTTTACTTGTTTTTTTACAGCAACTGGAGCTTCCATAACTGGAGCTTCAACAGCTGACTGTTGACTTTCTTTTTTTGACATAATATGATATAATTAAATAGTTTAAAAGTAATAATTACCCCCGTAGTTACAACGAGGGTAAGAATTACATAATTTTGAATCCTTAGATTCCTTTGAATAAAACAAAGTTGTTAGCACCTTGAGTAACTAGACATCTTTCAGAAAGAAAGTTAACTTGCATTGCATCTAACGTAGATGTGTATGCTCCACCAACAGAACCAGTAATCCAAGATTTCATTCTTCTATCGTCACCTTGAGAAGCTCTGTAACGAACGTGTAAGAATGGTCTTCTGATATTAGTACCTAAAATTTGGTCATATACAGTAGATGTACCTGCAGGGACAAGAACTCCTTCAATAGAGTTAAATCCTACGATAGCACCTCTTGTAGAAGCGTCATTTAAGTATTTCCAGTCAGTCTTGTAGAAATCATATGAACCTCTTCTGAAACCGCTAAAACCTAAGTTTAAAGCCATTTCTTCAGAATTTTCAAATAATCCAAAAGCAGTACCACCTTGAGAACCTCCAGAAATAGAAGCTAGCATGTCATCAAAATCTAAAGACGTTTGTCTTTGTAAGAATAACATATTTTCTTCTATTGCTCCTTGAGTGTCAAGATTTTTAAGCACTTGATCAAAGTCATCAAGACCGTTAGCAGCAGTAAAACCTACTTGAACGTTCCCTCTAGCTTGGATAGCAGCGAATAAACCTTGAGTACCAGGAAGTGCAAGGTTACCCCCACCCGCTCCAGCGGCATTTTGGTTAAGTTCACCTTCAACTAATGCCATTTCTAAGTAATCCTCAAATCTAAGTCTAGTTTCAGACTCAGCTTTAAGATACCACATGTATCCAGATGTACCATCTTCAGTAGCAACTTCAACCCATCCAATTTGTGCAGCATCAGAACCCGATACTACGTATTGGTTTCTTATAATAACAGGTGAGTTAGAAAATTGAGTTAACTGAGGAGTTACACTAGCACGTGCAGCTGAGTTACCAGCACCAGCACCAATTGTAGTTCCTTTTGTATAATCAGAACCATAAACGAAGATCTTTAGACCTACTAAAGCAGCACCAGCAGCTCCAAATGTAGCAGCAAGAGTTGCACCACTATATAATTGAACCAAGATAATACCTGATCCATTAGCTTGTGCACCACCGTTTTGTACTTCTGTATCTGTAACAATAGCTTTTGCTTCAGCTCCTGATGCAGGATCCATAATAACGATAGTATCATTTATAGAAATTACGTTAAAGTTAACTGTAGGAGCAGCTGCAACAGTAGATAGTACCAGTGTAGTTGCACCAGCAGCACCTGTTACGGCAGTGTACGAGATGTGTAATCTATTTTGTTCAGACCAAATTACTTGATCCGATGTCATAGGCATTTCAGCGCCTACCATTCTTAGGAAACCACCTAAAGTTCTGTTTCCATATCTTTCGACTTCTTGTTCATATATCTCAGGAAGATATTGTTGCGCGAAATCAGCGAAGTTACCAGGTACCGCTCCTGCACCACCATTGTTGGTCCATTGAAGGTAATTAGTAGCTAACGCTTGTTGAGTTTGAGTTGGGACTATTGACCCAAATTGTGGTTGTAAAGCCATAATAATAATAATTTTGTGTTTTAGTTAAATTTGTGTTTTTTAATTTTAAGCTTTGAAGAATCTTGGCCTGTAATTGCTCTAACTTTTATACCCCCTACAAACACATCACCTGAAACTGTTTTACGAGGTTCATCTGATAAGTTTTTAGAAGACTTCATAACATCTTTAATAGCATCGGCTTTGCCTTGCTCATAAAAATGTTGTGCTAAAGTATCTGAATTATTGGCAGTATATAAAGCTTTGTGATAACCTTTTTCATCTACAATTTCTCCTTTGTCATTTAAGAACGTCTTAATAAAGTTTGAAATGTCTGATTGTTTATCACCTACTTCAGAAGGATTTTTTATAGAATATCTAAATTGTTTTTCGCCTACATTGAATTCAAAACCTTTGAAATCAGGGTTAAACATTTTTTTTGTTCTATTAACAAACTCTTCATGGTTGGCTTCATTTACATCTTGCTCTTCGGTGTAGCGATTGAAAAAGTCAGTTGCTTTTTTTTGTTCCTGTGTAACGCCCGGTCTCAACTTGATTTCGTCGTAATATTTCTTTTTCAGGTCTTCTAAAAAGTACTTTGCTTTTGCAACTTCTTCTTTAAACGCAATTTTTTTCTTGCGTATATCTCTTGGTTCATCTAGTTCTTCGTCGTAGTCATAATCTTCTAATATAAGATCTATGTCTTCAGAATCTAAATGTGGTTTACTTTTTTTGTAATATTCTTTAATTAAAGATTTACTGTCTACATCTTTGTAGTCAGCGTTTAGTCTAACGTAATCTTCTATATTTCCTCCAGTTTCTTCCATAAATGAAACTAGTTTTTCTATATTTTCTGGTAACGCTTTTCTTTCTTCTTGTTCTTTTTTAGCTTCTAAAACTTCTTCTTTAGACTCTTTAACCTCTTTTTTTTCTTCTTCAATGTTTATTTCTTGTAAAGGAGAATCAGTTTTATCTTCTATTTTTTCTTCGGTGGCCCGTATATCTTTAACCACTTCTTTGCTGTCGCCACTGTCTTTTTGCTTTTCGACAATAACATCGCTATCATCTGTCTTTTGTGTTTGAACGGCATTTGTTTCTGGATTTATAAGTTCTTTTGGAACTACCACCTTTGTAACGTTTGAAGGAATATCCACCAAAGGTTCTTTAAGGTTTACTTTTATAGGTTCGTTTTTCGAATCTGTTAATTGTTTTGGCTTTTTAGATTTAATCTTAAAAGACCCTTCTTGTTTTACTTCTGTTGACATGATATAATAATATAAAATTAATAAAATTTACTAAGCTATGCATTACCAAATCCCGACAAATCCATCACTTCTGGTGATTCAAAATTAGTAGGCATAGAGTCATTTTGTCTTTGACTAATCATTTCTGATTGCTGCGTAGCTTGTATTTTTGTTCTTAGATCTTTTCGATCTTCTATTTGACGCTCTTTTTGTTGAGTAGCGCCTATTTTAGCTTGCTCTAGTTGCATGCTATATTGAAACTCTTCAGCCATCAATTGTTTTTTGATTTGAGCTTCTGTTTGCATTCTTTGTATTTCAAACTGTGATTTTGCTTGTTCAATGTTTACTTGAGATTCAGTTAAAGCTTGTTGCTTTTGAACCTCCGCCATTGCAGCTTTTTCTGCTGTTTGCGCATTAGCTTGAGCTTGAGCTTGAATATTCTCTAGTTGAATAGCTCTATCTTTTTCGGCTTTTATTTTTTGCTTGTATTTTAAAGACTGATTAGCTAGTTTTAAATTTTGTATTTCTCTAATTTCAATAGCATCTTCTAATCCTATAGCTTGTGTTTTTAAAGCTATTTGGATGTTTTGTTCTAAAATAGCTTTTTCTTCTTCTTCAGGTTCTAACTCTAAAAATATACCAAACTCATGAAGTGTTAATTTTTCTAACTCTTCTAATGTAAAAACGTTAAAAGAATTTATTGAATTCATTAATGCGTTTTTAGTAAGAGGAAAATTCAACATATCCGCTACGCGTAAACTTATGTTTTCACAAGTACGAACTGTTAAATACATTAAAGCTTGCAGTATATGTTTAGTGGCTGTATTTGAAGCATTAGCTGCCATTTTTTGTAATCCTACTAAAGCGTCTCTCTCTGGCTTAGAACCATCCCTAGCCTCATTAAGACCAGTTACATCTCTTATCATCTGCAAGTAATACTGATAAGTTTGAATAAGAGTTTGTATCTTAGCATTACCAGAAGAACTTTGTAATTCTTGAATAGGTACTTTACCCATGTTAGGATCACCATCTTGTGTTAAAGATCTACCAACTATACTACCAGTTTGGAAATACATGTTCAACGCTTCTTGTGGATTATAGTTTGTTCCATTACCTAAATCAACTTCAGCTAAACCATCAACATCTACGTAAACACCATCTGGTACCATACGAGACAAGACTTGTTGTATTTTCAAATGAGTTAACTGAATCATGTCAGCAAATCCAATACATTTACTTACTAAAGAATCTATCCTACCTTTGTACATTCTTGGTGCACATATAGAGTAATTCATTTCTACCTTTGTTTGATCGCTATAAGGTCTAGTCATGTTTTCTGCTAACTTCCATTGTAGCATTTTATCATGACCTAGTATTTTAGCTCCACTATATAAAACTTCAATACTTCTGGCCACTCTTTCAAAATTATCATTTTCTGGAGGATCAAAAGTATCTGGCTTTTCTAAAGCTTTCATTAAACCTTGGTCTGTTTGTTTGATTTTAAAAACTTGATTAT